CTATAAAAGCAAGTCGCTTTTTTCTACTAAGCAGGTTGACCGACAACACGACAAGCGAGCTCTGGGTAAACGCATTTCCATCCACCTAAGAAATCCAGTCGAGTGATATTTCTATAATTCACAATGTCAAATTGCGAAGTCATTGTGAGAGACAATCCTGCATCTTTGTCAACGGCTCGGCTTGCTTTAACGCCTTCAGTAGGAAGTTCAAAGTCAGCAGATCCAAAGACGAAAGCATCTTTATGGAAAACCATGTTTTGAGGAGCCACGACTCCAGCATAGGACGTTGCGTGACCGAACAAAGTCACTGCATCGCCGTCAGCGGGTGCAGAATCCACGTTTTGCAAAGGTCCAGACAAATAAATGGCTGGAGAAATTGGCAAAGATGCAATTTCACCGGAAGTTGAGGTCCCAGTATCAGCAGTCACGACAAATTGTTTCAATTGTCCTGTGCTGACTTTTGTTTGTGGGTTCACTGCGTAAACTGTCGCAATAGTGATGACGTCACCTTTTTTGTAAACTGTCGCGATAACACCAGTCAATCCATCGATGTGGAGAGTCGCGGTTCCATTGGCGCTGACAGTCGTGTCAATGGCAGCAGTCCCAGCGACGTTTCCGCAAGTGTGCTTTGGCACGTTTTGGCTCATCATGAATTTGCACCCAGCGGCCAATCCCATCACTCCATCCTCATATTGCTTTGCAATCTTTTCGGATGATTGGAACAACCCACTAAGACCATTGACTAGAGATGCTTCAACCAATGGATCGACAATCGCATTGTAAAGACCTTTTGGAGCTCCAAGACTTGCGCAAACTGCTTTTGCATTTGTAAAGCCTTTAAGAGTCGAAGGGAATGCACTAGCACTTGGGACACCGACTGAGCTAAAAACTTGAGAATACATGTCGATAAAAAACTGAGAATCGATTTTATTGGCCAATGCAATAGTAGCAGGTTCAATATATCTCTCTCTAAATCTATCGATTGAAAGGGTTCTATCTTTTTCTGAGAAAGCCATGCCGACATGATAATGTTTATCAAGTGTCAAAGCTTCGGATTGGTCTTGGCTATCTTGAATGGTGAGTGATGCACCTTCGGTCACTTCATAGCGTGTTGGTTTTCGCACGTTAATTGTAGCACCTTTTTTTGCACCTGCTTGGGCAAAATTGTCGCTATACTGCATGTTACAGCTTTTTGTGAACACTAACTGATTTTTCAAAGACATCATAGTTTCTTTTGTGATGATGTCATCCGTGAGCAATGAATTTGACATTTTGAACTCCTATTTTATTTTGAAAGCTGTTTTCTCCTCAGCGCTTCATATTCTGCCTGACTGATATCTCTGTCATAGATCGATTTAGCCGTGGCTTTTTTCGATTGGCTTCTAATTGGCGTCGGAGGAGTTGGAGCCTTCGAGTGTTTGATTGTTTCTTTTTTATCTTTTGAGGAAATGAGTTTTGCTTCAAATTGCCCTAGTGCTTTTGCAGCTTTGAGAGGCGTCATCGCGCAAATGCGCTCGAATTCGTCTCTGTTTTTTGCAAGTTCATACATAAGTGCAGGACCATTTTCCGAATCTAAAATAATTTCTTGAACGGCACCAGAAACCTTAACGTCATCAACTTCTTCCATTAGATCATGGAAATCATCATGTTTTGAAACAAAGGCTTTAACTCGCTCGGCATGAGTTTTAACTTTCGTTTGAACTTCATTTCTTGCAAGTTCTACTCGCTTTTTGTTTTCATAGTCTGATATTTTTGCTTCCATTTTCCAATCGGTTAATGCGTCAATGTACTCCTCGTGACTTTCAAAATCATCCGACTTCGGTTTTGCACTGATTGACTCGTCATATTGATTGGCCTTTTTTTGATTTGGAACCGACTGACCTTTGGCTTTCTCAGCCTCCTGTCGCCAATAATCCGCCTCTTGTTCTTTTGCCGACAATTTCGCATTCAGCTTATTTATTCGCCGTTGAAAACCGCCTTGCTTTTTAGGTTTTTCAATATGCTTTTCGTTATCGTCAGACTCATTTTCCTCTACTTCAGACGTTTCCGATTCGTCTTTGCTTTCGTCATCTACTTCAGATGACGCGGAATCTTTTATTTCATCCTCTGATTCTTTTTTGGAAGCCAAATCAGCAAGATTGCCGTCCACAGCTTCGGTTGATTTAGAATCGGAATTTGAAATGACTGTTATAGACATGGACTAAAATTCTCCCATGGGTTGGCCTGGTGAAATTCCACCAGTAGATTGGTTATTAAATCCATTAGGCAATCCAGCTTGTTGAAAGCCAGAGCCATTCATATCTAGATTCATCATTGGGTTTCCGGCGTCGAATGGCTTGTGAATATCAAGCAATTGCAAGCGTGCCTTGATGTCATTTATCTGACCATAAACTTCATTCAAAGCATTGACGTCGGATTGTTTCATCATTTCTTTTCTTAAGTCAGTTTCCATTTTGGCAAATGCAATGCGCTCGTCCGATTCGATTTCTATTTTCTTTTGATCAATCACCGCATTGGCTTGTTCCAAAGCCTGAGTCAACTGTTGAATCGTTTGATTCATTTGATCCATTTGACCTTTGATTTGCTCTGGATTTATTTCGCCATTTTCTGCATCGTCTAACAAATTAGGCGGCAAGGTTTTCTTGAGCCGTTCTGCAATTTCAGATGCTCCAGGCCAATCCATATTTTTAACCATGAGATCACCTGCGACCTGCATGATTTGAGGATAGGCGCGAGTCAATTGTTCCATTGAACTTGCAGCTTCCAAGCGTTTTGTCGCATAGGAAGGTCCGGCCTCAACCGTGACGTCATATTTCCCAACACCTAAACTGTATTTAGTTGTTTTGCCATTCTTTTGGAATTCTTGATTGATTCGAATGACTTCCTTTTCGCCTGTTTCGCCAATGATAACAGCAGTTCTAGGAGCGTCATAAATATGTGGAATTAAATCAACTATGATTCGCCCAGCGTGTTTGATCGACCTGTTTAAATTATCAATCAAATGAAAATTGCTAGTTTGGGATTGCATGTTTCGTCTTTGAATAGCAATGCCAGACGTTTCGTTTGAGCGCCCACCGAGTGAAGCGTCATAGATGCCAGTGGTTGATTTCAAATCATCTGCAGCTTGCATCGTAGCATTCGTTATTGCAGCGACCGCAGGTTCAAAAGAATTCCTTTGAGGCGGAGCTACTGGCTGGCCTGAAATACTTGTTGGCTTGTATGGCAAATAAGCATGGTTTTTTCGATTGGCAGTTTTCCAAATGTATTCATATTCTTTTGGAATTTGACCTTCAGCTACAATAAAAGGTGCTCGTGGTGCCAGTGCTATTGTTTCAGTCTCGGTACTCTTCCAATAATTGAGCATTCTTTGAGGATCTTTCGCATGACGAACAATGCCCTCAAGAATTCGTTTTCCATCAATGTCCAATTCGTCACCGAAAACAGGGACAATTGGAATGTATTTCCCTGGCCAATCGATTTCTTCGAGAATTTCGACTCCATTGATTGTGCAGCATTTAATATAGGGAACTTTTGATTCTCTCTCAGTGACAATTTTTAATTCGTCCGGCAATCCATCTGGATACAATTCGTCAAGATCAGCTTTTTCAATCGTCACGCCATTGCTTAGCAGAACAATTTTGACGGATTTGTAATCGCGATACCAGTATTGAGCTACTCTGATTGTTTCTTCATCGATCCAATCTTGTTGGTCATCACCTATTGAGGACCAGCCATCTAAGCTGCATAACTCTGACTCGGGATATTCTGCTTTGAAATCATCTTTCAAAATGTTTTCAAAAATAAAACCCCAATTCATGTCAGAGCCGTCAATTTCTTTTGAAGCAGGATCTATGTAAACAGTAAATGAATTTCGAATACGTTTAACTAGAATTTCTTGATCAAACGAGTGTGGATCAACCCAATCAGTCGTTATATAGAAATATCCAAAGCCCTTTACCGCTGCACCTTCAAATGCCGTGTCATAGGCAGTATCAGCATTCGAATTGCTTTCAATATGCTTGATCAAGCCTTGATAAATCTTTGCCGTTTCAACGTCTGCGTTATCGTCAACCGGATGAATTTTAATGGCAGGTCGATTTTGTCTCTGATCATTAGTGACTTGCCGAACAAATTGTGGAATGCGATTGATCGTCAAGCAAGGTCTTTGATCTGCCGATCTCTCAGCCCTCACATCATCAGGCCATTGCTCACCGGATCGAAACGTCAAATCATTGTACGCATCGCGCCTAATATCAGTTTCCGCCGCTTCCGCCATAGAAAAACGCTTTTTGGCAGTCGCAATAATATCGTCCGTACGTTTTTTTGATGACTTCTTGTCTACTTTTTGGTTTTCTGTTTTCTCTGATTGGTCTTTCATTATGACCATGATTGACTTTATTTTAATAAAATCAATTTTTAATAAATGTTTAATTTAGTTTTATTTATGCCATCCAACCGTCTGAACTGGATCCGTGTTCTCTAAATCTGACGTTTTGTTTTTCGTCTATTGGCTCGACTTTGCATCGTTCTAATCCACTCATTATGAAGTAGCGTGATTCGTCCATACAATTCGAGACCAATATACCGTTTGCGAAAAATTCGTGCGCGTCCTCAACTAACAAATCATAAACCAGCTTTTGTTCTGTTTTGCAGTGTTCTGCTTTGTAGTTTGCCTCGGCACTTGCGTCCACAGGTACGACTTTTGGAATATTTATTGGCGCTAAATTGTTTGCTGCATTCGCCACAATTTCTTGTTTCGTTATCGACTCCAGACTTTCGGCGGGCATTTGATTTGCAATTATTGCTACAAAATTTTGTAGCGGCAATGTCAAAAGTAGTTGTCTCAAATT